ATGGAAGCTAAAGGTATTAAAGGTGAGGGACAACCTTACAATGTAAGAATGAGAAATACTTTTGGAGATCTTATTGAAGCATTAGCTATATTCGTTATGAAATCAGCAGGAGTTAATATAAAAAATGAACAGAAAAAAGTTACATATAAGTTTAATGAAGGATCAATTGAAGGTAGACAAGATGTTGAGATTGATGAAAAGATATGGGATATTAAAAGTGCATCACCATATTCCTTTGAAAAAAAGTTTGGAGAAGCAGGTGGATTTACAGAAGTTGTGCGAGATGATTCCTTTGGTTATGCGTCACAAGGGTTTCTATATGGAGAGAGCCAAGGTAAAAACTTTGGTGGTTGGATAGCTATAAATAAATCTACAGGTGAATGGACTGTATGTGAAACACCTGCAGCAGTAGAAGAATATAAAAAGAATGCATTAGATACTGCTAAAAAAAATGTTAAAGCAATAAAAAGTGGTGAACCTTTTAAAAGATGCTATGATGATATAGCAGAAACATTTAGAAGTAAACCCACTGGTAACAGAGTTCTGGGCTTTGTGTGTTCATATTGCCCGTACAAACTTCCTTGTTGGGGGAGAGATAAATTGCAGTTGTTACCGCAACAGCAATCTAAAGGTAAAAATCCTAAATGGGTTTGGTATACTTCGGTAACTAACCCAAAGGATGAAACCACAGGGTATGGTGGGGATTAGTTTGAGGGGTCTAATCTTCACCGACTCTTTTAATATTATGTCTCATTTATATTTTGTAGTATTTAAAAGTAAAAAAGATAATGACTATAAATTATTTGCTAATGAAATATTTGATGATGAACGTAAAGCAAATGACTTTGGTAGGAAAAGTATGAAGAGAGGCTTTGAACATAAAGTTTTAGAATTTACAAAAGATAATATGGATAGGTACTGGTATGACAAAGAAAGATAAATTAAACTTAATTAACTCTGTTAAAGTTATAGTTAGCCCATGGCAGAAAGGTTTTCACTGTGGTATAATAATGGATAGTAAATCTAGAATGACAACAGAGCAATATGAATTATGTTCTACAATAGCTAGAGGCATGATAAAGATGGCAACATCCGATCCCCATTCAACGTTTCTATGGGGTCTTCGTGGTTTTGCTGATGATAAAAAGAAAAGCGATAAAGATCTAACGATTAGTTCAGTTGCAGATTTTGATGACGAATCTAATGTAATAGATTTTTTGGAATATCTAAAGATGAAACGTGATAAGGAGTTAAACTAATGGCAACGCACTTAGTTATTGGTGACCCTCATTGCACACCAAGAACAAGCAATGAAAGATTTCTGTGGGCAGGTAGACTAGCCGCAGATTTTAAAGTTACACATGTAATATGTATGGGTGACTTTTGTAGTATGGATTCTCTATCTACTTATGATCGTGGTAAGAAATCATTTGAAGGTAGAAGATATAGAAAAGATATGGATCATTCGCATGAAGCATTGTCTTTATTTAATCAAGGATTAGGTAGCCATAGACCTAAAAAGATTATGATTCATGGCAATCATGAGGATCGTATTGATAGATTTGTAGAAGAAAATCCAGAGTTAGAGGGATCTATTAGTATTGATGATCTAAAGTTTAAGAAGTATGGTTGGAAAGAAGTTAAGTATAAAGATATAAAAGTTATAGATGGTGTGCATTACTCTCACCATTTACCATCTGGTATCATGGGTTCTGCTATATCTGGTGAAAATATTGCACGATCTATCTTGACAAAACACAAAGTTTCTGCTACAGTGGGTCATAGTCATTTGTTAGATTATGCTATATCTACATTGCCAAATGGTAGAAAACTGCATGCTATGTCTGCAGGTTGTTATCTTAGCCATAAAGAATTTTTTGCTAGAGATACACAGCATATGTGGTGGAGTGGTTTAATAGTTAAAAGAGAAGTAAAGAATGGTGATTATAATCTAGAAACAATTGATATCAAAACTGTTAGGAGAGAGTATGGAAGCTGATAATGTAAATAGACCAGTGCATTATATGCATGGTAAAAAAGAAACTATTGATGTTATATGTGATTGCATGACTAATGATGAGTTTCATGGATATCTAAAAGGTAATATCTTAAAGTATGTTGCAAGATATAAATTTAAAGGAGAACCACTAGAAGATTTACAAAAAGCACAGTGGTACTTAAACAGACTAGTAAAGGAGGTCAGTAATGGGGCAGGTTAAACAAGCAGTGCTAGAAGTAGAAGATTTTGTTGCAGGTTGTTTACGTCAAGGTAGAACGTTAAATCAAACCATACGAGATGCCAGAGAATCTTTGGCAGCAAAAACTAATCCTTATTTTGATGATGAGGAATTAGTAGAAAACAAATACTACCAATTTAAAGGAGCAGAGTAATGGATATAAGATCATTAATAGTAAAAGCGTTAAGAAAAAAATATGAAGCAGATATAGAACAGGCAAAAACTACTGCCAATATATATCTTGAAAGACCTGTGGGTATAGGTGAACACCCACAACATTTGGAAGAAGTAGATAAACTACTTACTGTAATAGTTGATGCAGAAGATAAGATGAGAGCATTAAACAGTCATTTTGATGATGACATACCATTTTAATAGGAGGATAAATGGAAGATAAACAAGAAGCTAACCCCAAAACATATCTCATAACATCAGAACAATTAATGGATATTATGAGATATTTAATGAGTAGACCATATGGTGAAGTGGTTAATATAATGAATTCATTATCTAAACTAACACCTTTAAAACCTAATGAAGGAGAACAGGATGTCAGAAAAAAATAATATAGATAAGTATACTGGTATATTGTTTGAGTTAAAAATAGGTTTGAATAGAGATAATGCAATAGTAATTGACTATGGTGGTAAACCTGTAGGTAAAATTAGAGAAGCATTAAAGTCACATCCATATCATGGTAACTTATGTGCTGCTGTAATAAATCATGCTAACTCAGTGGGGAAAAAACTACAAGATGATATTAAACAGATTATACAGAAAATATAAACTTACAATCGTGCAAAAAAAAAGACACCCAGAGTAAATTCTCTGCGTGTCTTATCGTTGCCTGCGTTGGGGAGTCTTTATGGCTCCCCTTTTTTATTGCAGATTTGTCATCTGCTCGTTTATAGGTTTTCTCCTTGGTAATATTAATCTTTCTGTTTCTATTAAAGGTTTTACTCTAGTTCTGTACACATCATTTAAAAGTTTATTATAATTTTCATTTTCTGCATACCCTGCTTTAGATAAATCTTCAAAGTATTTTTCCATACTAGTTTCATTATTTTGTGCAGACTTTACTATTTCTGAGTACCTCTCATCACCAGACATCAAAGATAGGTATGCTCTTATACTATCTTTAGCATCCTCAAACTTTCTAACTCTTGCAGGGTTAGTAGGACTTTGTGACATTATAAAGTTCTGATCTTGCCCTGCCTTCATTCCAAAATAATTGTTAGCAGCTTTTGCAGTAGGACTATTTTCAAAATTAAAATTAGCACTTTCAATAGTTGCAACAGTCATAATTAAATCATTAGGAATTTTTGCTTCTATAGAATCTTTTCCATATTCATTTTTAACTTCTTGAACTAGTTTTAAAAAGTTTTTTGCTTTAGTTAAATCTGACATAGCTACATTACATATAAGTAAACTAACAATTCCAAGCACGAAGTGCTTTATTAATTCTTGAATTTGGATCATTAGCAGTTTTTTTAGATGTTAATTTTTTCTTCATACCTTTCATCCTTGCACAAAAACTAGCACGCCTCTTGTTGCCAACTTTTTTACTAGGAGCTTTTAAATTACCCCCTGTTGCACGATTGTAAGAGTCACGACCTTTTTGATTAAGACCTCCCTTAGGATTCTTACCTTCTTTTCTTTGCCATGCTGGTGTTTTAGCCATTATTTTTTCCTTACTGTCATCGCTGCTCTTTTAAACTGTGCGGCAGTAGGTGCACCTTTAGCACCTTTTTTTCTCATCTTACCGCCACGTTTTCTTTTAGCATGGATGTTAGCGTATAATCCTTTTCTCATTATGCTTTCTTTTTCTTTTTATTTCTTAACATAGCGAAGTCTTTTTTAGTAAGTTTACCATCTCCATCCATGTCTAGTTTTTTTCTATTACCTGATACTTTTTTACTTTTATTCATTTTC